TGGGGATGGAGCAGTTACTTTATCAACTTCATCTGGAAACATTACAATTGATGCAACAGCTAATGATACAGACATTATATTTAAAGGAACTGATAATAGTTCTGATATTACGATGCTTACACTTGATGGTAGTGATGCTGGATCAGCAACATTTAATCATGATATTATTTTAGGTAATGATTCTTTTGTAAGATTTGGTGATGCTGGCGAAAAAATTACAGGAGACGGAACTGACTTAACAATAAATTCATCTAATGACCTGCATTTAACAGCAACAACGGATATTAATATACCAGCTGATGTTGGTTTAACTTTTGGTGATGATGGCGAAAAAATTGAAGGTGATGGAACAGATTTAACTATTAATGCAGGAACTGATCTTAATCTAACTGCAGGAACAGATATTAATATACCAGCTGATGTTGGTTTAACTTTTGGTGATGATGGCGAAAAAATTGAAGGTGATGGAACAGATTTAACAATTTCTTCTTCTGCACTTGCAACTATTGATGCTGGCACAGATATTACTTTAGATGCAGATGGTGGAGATATATTCTTTAAAGATGGTGGAACCACTTTTGGTAGTGCTACAAATACAAGTGGAAATTTAATAATTAAATCAGGTACAACAACAGCTTTAACTTTTTCTGGTGCCAATGCTACGTTTGCAGGAACTTTAGCAACAGCAGCAGGTGGATTTAATATAGCTGGTTTAGATATAGATGGTGCAACAGATATTGGTGCAGACATTGTAGACGCAGATTTATTTATAGTAGATGATGGAGCAGGTGGAACTAATAGAAAAGTTGCAGCTTCAAGAATTAAAACATATATTGGTGGTGGTACACAATGGCAAGCAGTTAAAACAGGAGACTTTACAGCTTCAGCTGGTCAAGGTGTATTTTGTAATACAACAAGTGCAGCATTTACTTTAACATTACCTGCTTCACCTAGTATTGGTGATGAAGTTTCATTTGTAGACTATGCAGGAACTTTTGATACTAATAATTTAACTATTGGTAGAAATTCAGAAAAAATACACGGAGCTGATGAAGATTTAACAGTAGCAACAGAAAGAGCAGCAAATACACTTGTATATACAGATTCGACACAAGGTTGGTTGCTTAAGAGTAAATAATAAATGGCTAATTATAAAGATATACACGGTACAACTGTCCGTAACAGTGCAGGTGATTTAGATGGAGCTGCTACAGGAGAACTTTGGTTTGATAGCACAAATCGAGATTTTAAATATAAATATCCAAATGTAACTTCAGCTGGTTCATGGAGAACTGGTAATTCCGTAAATACTGCAAGACTGAATCCTGCAGGAGCAGGAACACAAACTTCTGCTTTAATTTTTGGTGGTAGACCACCAGAAGTTGCGGTAACAGAATCTTATGATGGCACTAGTTGGACAGAAGTTAGTGATTTAAATACTGCAAGAGGAGAGGGAGCAGGAGCTGGTACATCAAATACAGCTGCTTTAGCTTTTGGAGGATTTTTATCTCCTCCAGATACTATGTATGCATTAAATGAATCATGGAATGGATCAAGTTGGACAGAAGTAGGAGATTTAAATACTGCAAGATTACAATTAGCAGGAGATGGTGCTAGTAATACAGCTGCTATAGCAATTGCTGGATACGATATACCTGCTGCTGTTGCTATTGCAGAAACTTGGAATGGATCAGCTTGGACAGAAGTTGCAGATTTAAATACTGCTAGAAGATTAATACGTGGTGTAGGAACTTCTACTGCTGCTTTAGCTTTTGGTGGACATCCTCCTTTTAAAAATGAAACAGAATTATGGAATGGTAGTTCGTGGACAGAAGTTAGTAATTTAAATACAGCAAGAAGACATGGAGGAGGAGCAGGAATTTCAACATCTGCTTTAGCTTTTGGCGGAATTAAAGCTCCAGATAATGTAGCTGGTGAAACAGAAGAATGGGATGGTACAAGTTGGACAGAAGTTGCAGATTTAGCTACTGCATTATGTACTCAGGCAAATGCGGGAATTTCAAGTGCTGCTTTATCTGCTGCAGGATCAACAAATCAATCTGGTGCTGCGGCTAACGTAGAAGAGTTTACAGGTGCAGGTGCAAATATTGGAGCTTGGTCAACTGGTACTAATATAAATACTTCTAGACTTGAATTTGCAGGAGCAGGAACGGCTACCGCAGCTTTAGCTTTTGGTGGAGGCACTCCTAGTGCACTTGCAAATACAGAATCTTATGATGGAACTAGTTGGACTGAAGTTAGTGATTTAAATACTGCAGTAAAAAATCATGCAGGAGCTGGAGCAACTAATACTGCTGCACTTTCTTTTGGAGGAGGTACTCCTTATGTAGATAATAATGAAACATGGAATGGTTCTAGTTGGACTGAAGTAGGAGATTTAAATACAGCTAGATTGGGTTTTGCTGGTTTTGGAACTAATACAGCTGCTATTGCTGCTGGAGGTCATGTTCCTGGTAATGTAAGTGGAGCTTGTGAATCATGGAATGGTTCTGCATGGACTGAAGTAGGAGATTTAAATGACAGTAGAGGATATCTTAATGGTTGTGCAGGAATTTCAACAGCTGGAATAGCTTTTGGTGGAGATGGTCCTGGTGCAACTGCAAATACAGAAACTTGGAATGGTTCAACATGGACTGAAGTAAATAATTTAAATACTGCTAGATGGCATATGTTTGGAGCAGGAAGCTCAACATCAGCTTTAGGTTTTGGAGGTTATTCTCCGCCAGGTTATGCTGCACTTACAGAAGATTGGAATGGGGCTAGTTGGGTAGAAGTTGGTGATTTAAATACTGGTAGATCTGGAGGAGGATCTGCAGGAGTAACTGATAATACATCTGCACTTGCTTTTGGTGGAGATACTCCACCTCATACAGCAGCAACAGAAGAATGGAGTGGAAGTTCAGTCACAACTAAGGTATTAACAGATTAAGGAGGAAAAACTATGGCAAAAATATATCAATACTGTGTAGCAGAAAACTGGGGAAAGGGTTTTATCGATCACGATGAATCTCAAAGAATCACCTTTAAAGGCTATCCTGGTAATGTTTGGCAAGTTCCTGCATACAATAAACACGGCAATCTTTGGATTGCTAAAGTTGCAGGCGCTGTAAAAACAAAAGACGAGGCTCAAACTATTGTTGATGCAGAAGTAACTAAAGCTAAAAATGCTTGGGATGCTGATAATGTTGATGGTGAATCGGCTGAAGAAAAAATATTAAGAATAGGTCCAAAGCCAACTGATATAACATTAGTGGAGTAATATTAAATGGCTGATTATAAAACCATTCATGGTACTTTAGTTCGTACTTATACTACTGATCCTGATAATCCAATTGAAGGACAAGTGTGGTATGATAGTACGGCTAACACATTACAGTATCAAATACCAAATAAAAATGCAGCTGGTTCATGGAGAACTGGTAATAATATGAATACAGCTAGAAAACAATTTGCGGGAGGTGGTTCACAAACTGCTGGTATTGCTTTTGGAGGAGAAACTCCTGGTTCAGCTCAAGTTGCTGATACGGAACAATACAATGGATCAACGTGGACAGAAGTAAGCGATTTAAACACTGCTAGATATCTTTTAGGAGGAGCAGGCGAAACTAATACAAGTGCCATAGCAGCTGGAGGAGAAGTAGAACCTGGAGGTAATACTTCCCATGTAGAAACTTGGAACGGGTCTTCTTGGACAGAAACAACAAACCTAAATACTGCTGGAAGACAGCTATCAGTAAATGCAGCTAACAGTTCAAACGCTTTAGCTTTTGGCGGTGGAAGACCTGGTTATTCTGCAGCAACAGAATTATGGGATGGAAGCTCATGGACTGAGGTTAGCGATTTAAATGATGCAAGAAGTGATATGGCAAGTTCTGGAACTTATAATGCAGGTTTAGCAATAGGTGGAGATACGCCTGGTAATACAGCAAACACTGAATCATGGAATGGATCATCATGGACTGAAGTAGGGGATTTAAATACTGCTAGAGCATATCTAGCTGCATCTAGCACCTCTCAAACAGCATCCATAGCATTTGGAGGTGGAGTTTCTCCTAAAGCACAAACAGAAGAATGGAACGGAAGTAGTTGGACTGAAGTTGCAGATTTAAGCACTGGAAGACAAAATCTAGCTGGTGGAGGTACTAGTGCAGCAGCACTAGCTTTTGGAGGTAATATTCCACCTCATACAGCAGCAACAGAAGAATGGGCAGGTGCACTAACTTTAAATGTTGGAGCATGGTCTACTGGTGGAGCTATGAATGTTGCTAGAGATTTTCATAATGGAGCAGGAACACAAACTTCAGCTTTAGTTTTTGGTGGATTAAAACCGCCAGGTGTTACAGGTGAAACAGAATCTTATAATGGTTCTAGTTGGACTGAAGTAGCAGATTTAAATACTTCAAGAGAAGATCATGGCGCAGCAGGAGCGAGTAATACGTCTGCTTTATGTATTGGTGGAGAACCTGGATCAGGTAAAGTTGATATAACAGAAAGTTGGGATGGCTCAAGTTGGACAGAAGTTGGTGATTTAAACACTGCAAGAAGAGGATTACATTGTTGCACTGCAGGTATTGCAACATCTGCTTTAGCAATTGGAGGAGATCAAGACCCACCTGGTCAAGTGGCAATAGTAGAATCATGGAATGGATCAAGTTGGACAGAAGTTGGAGATTTAAATACTGCAAGATCAAGAGGTCCAGGATTAGGTGCAAGTAACACCGCTGCTTTAGCAGCTGGTGGAGCAACTCCAAGCGTTACAGCTAACACAGAACAATGGAATGGATCAGCTTGGACTGAAATGAATAATTTAAATACTGCAAGAGCTAGAATGGCACCAGCAGGCACGTATACTGCTGCTATAGTTTTTGGTGGAACACCTACTGCAGTAGCAATTACAGAAGAATGGAATGGAGCAAGTTGGGTTGAAACATCTGATTTAAGCACTGCACGTTCTGAATTAGCTGGAGCTGGAACAAGTTCAGCAGGATTAGCTGCTGCTGGTCAAACAGGTTCTCCTAATGTTAGAACAACAGCATCAGAAGAATGGAATATTCCTTCTACTACAATTAAAACGGTGGACACAGATTAATTATGGCAAATTACAAAGACATACATGGAACTAATATTGAGACTGTAGCATCAGATCCAGATAATCCAGTTAATGGACAAGTTTGGTATAACTCTACTTCTCAAGCATTAAAAGGATCTGCATTAGCAGCAGCAGCTTGGGCTACATCAAATGCTATGAATACTGTAAGAGATGATTTGGGAGGATCAGGTGCTGATAAAGATGGAGCATTAGCTTTTGGCGGAGGTAGTTCTCCATCAAATGCAACAGCAAACAATGAGTCTTACAATGGAACAAGTTGGACTGAAGTAGGAGATTTAAATACTTCTAAGAGAGATTTTGAAGGAGCAGGAGTTAGCACAACAGCTGCCTTAGCTTTTGGTGGAATGAGTAATCCAGACCCTACTGTAAATGCTACAAACGAATCTTGGAATGGTTCGAGCTGGACAGAAGTAGGAGATTTAAATACTGGTAGAAGAGGTATAGGAGGAGCAGGAACATCAACGGCTGCTTTAGGTTTTGGCGGAAATCAAGATGGCCCACCTAGTGCGGTAACAGAAACTTGGAATGGTACGAGTTGGACTGAAGTTGGAGATTTAAACACATCTAGATCAAACGCAGCTGGGGCAGGTGCAAATAATACTGCAGTGTTAGCTGCTAATGGATCAACAACTGAATCGTGGAATGGATCAAGTTGGACAGAAGTCAACGATTTAAATACACCTAGAAGTAATTTAAGAGGAGTTGGAACTTTAACTAATGCATTATATTTTGGAGGAAGTCCAAGTAATAAAAATGAAACAGAAATATGGAATGGTACTAGCTTTTCAGAAACTGGAGATTTAAACACTGGAAGAGCTCAAATAGGTGGATCAGGGATTTATACATCTGCTGTAGCTTGTGGTGGAGACACAGGATCTATTACAGGGGCAACAGAAGAATTTACTGGGGAAGCACCAACAACAGTTACGTTTGATGTATCTTAATACTTTACAAATTCCTTTTAAAAGTATATAGTATAAACAAAAATGGAGAAAGACATGAAAAAAGACGTTAAAGATATTATAAAAAAAGAAGAAATTCATTTAAATAATTTATTAGAACAAGGAGATTTATCTGCTTTTAAGGATATGGTAGATGAATTAAGAGACACTTGGACTAAAAAACAAATGTTTCGAACAGAAACAGAAGCAAGGTTTTCTGTATTACAAGACAATAGATACCCAACTAAAGCTGCAAAATATTGGCAGTGTGTTAGAGAGCAATCTACTTACCTAGATAATTTAATGACACTATCGTTTGATTATAGAAGAAACGAAGCTAAAATTAAATGGTTAGAAGATAAAATAGAAAAAGAAGAAGACGAATATAAAAGAACTAAATACGAAATAGATTTAGATGAAGCTAGGTTTGGAAAAGCTTCTATGGAAAAAGTTGCAAGACATAGAATGCGTGAAATTAAAATGTGGTCTAAATTAAAGAAAGAGTTTAACGATGGTTCTTTTAATGACAAAGATGTTAACCAACACCAATTAGAATCATATGGATTGCAATATGCAGAAAAAGCAAAAACATTAAATGCAAACTCAAATGAGTCAGAAGTATTTAATGTAATGGGTCAATTACAATCACTACAAAGAATTAAAAAGTCTGGTGAATTAGAAAGTAGCTATCAAGAGAAAGAACAGATAACGCAACATGAAAAGCCCAAAGTTTGATTTTGTATTTTTAGGTCAATCAATTTTAAAATATCAAGTACCTTTAGATATTTTTACAGCTATTAATCAAATATACGAACAAAAATATAATATTCTTTATCCTGCTAATGGTCAATTAGTGGGTAAAATAGAAAATGAACATTCTTTATTTTATAATGGTAAAGATCAATCAAAAATAAAAAACCATAATATGTTGCCAAAAAACATAACAAGTTATTTTATAGATATGTTTAAACATTATTTAAATTTTAATAAAATTAAAGATTATGATTTACATTTAAATTCTATTTGGGTTAATGAAATGAAACAACACGAATATAATCCTGCACATATTCATAGAGGAATGTTATTTACTGGCTTATCAAGTGTAATGATTTTAAAATTACCATCAACATATGGTAAAGAATATTCAGCAGGACACATACAACAAAACGGTAGATTACAAATATTGGGCGCAGCTAATGGTCAGTTTGCTAAAATAGACTATCAACCACCAATGGATCTTAGAGATTTTTATATATTTCCATATGACATGAGACACACAGTTTATCCATTTAATGGAACAAATGAAACAAGAAGAACACTAGCTGCAAATTGTGATGTAGCATTTGATCCAATAAAAAATAGAGGCGCTGCATGATAACAGAACCAAAATGGAAATCTTACATTGTTGAAACTATACAACCTATATTTACACCAAAACAATGTCAGATGATTATAGATGCAGGAAGAAAAGAGCCTAAACAAAATGCATCCGTTGGAAATAATGAAGGAATTAAAGGCGGTGTAATTGATACTAAAACAAGAACTTCACATATTAGTTGGATACCTTTTAAAAAAATGCCAGAAATGTATAAAGATATAGAAAAAATTATGAAACAAACCAATGGAAATCATTTTGGTTTTGATGGAATGCAAATTACAGAACAAGGTCAATATACAGAATATCCAGAAGGCGGGTTTTATGATTGGCATGTAGATAATGATGTTAACTGTCAACACGAACCACCGGTTAGAAAAATATCTATGACTTGTTTATTATCTCATGAATCAGAATTTGAAGGTGGTGATTTAGAATTAATAAAAGAAGGTAAAGTTGCAAAAATTAAACAAGGACAAGCTATATTTTTTGCATCATTTATAAGACATAGAGTAACGCCAGTAATACGGGGAACAAGAAAATCTTTAGTAATGTGGTTTGGAGGCACTCCATTTAAATAATGCATAGAGATTTACATTTTCCAACACCTGTTTATATTGCAGATATAAAACATCCAACTCTTAATCAAGAGTTGGAAAGGGACATAACAGCTTGGGCTAATAAAGATAAAGGTATAACAAGAACTAATGTTCAAGGTTGGCACTCACATACTAACATGGCTGACTTACCTGAATATAAAAAATTAGTTAGTATGTTATTTGCATGTCAAAAAACAATATACGAACAAGAGCATTATGAAAGTGAACCAGTATTAGGTAATATGTGGGCTAATATTAACCCACCTGGTGGAATGAATAGAGCACATATACATCCTAATTCTTTATGGTCTGGAGTTTATTATATTAAAGCGCTTCCAAATTCTGGTTATTTAAAAATAGATGATCCAAGATCATCGGCTGCAATGGTTAGACCAAAACAAAAAAAAGGTGAATTACCGCCAAGATTATTTAGAGAAACACACTATGAACCAATTGCTGGAAGATGTATTATGTTTCCATCTTGGTTAATGCATTGCGTTGATGTTAACGAGTCTAATGATATAAGGATATCAGTATCCTTTAACTTTTTACAAAAAGGTATGTTTGTATGACATTTAATATTAAAAAATATCAAGTTATTAAAAAAGCAGTGTCTTATGAATTAGCTAATTTTATATATAATTATTTTATGCTTAAAAGAGATGCAGTTAAATTTATGTATGAAAAAAATATTATTTATGACAATGGTATGTGGGGAACGTGGGAAGATAAACAAATACCAAATACCTACGCTCATTATGCAGATATGGTAATGGAAACTTTAATGATGAAAGTATTACCAAGAATGCAACAAGAAACAGGATTAAATTTAATACCAACATATTCTTATGCAAGATTATATAAAAAAGGAGATAAATTAAGGCGACATAGAGATCGACCTAGTTGTGAAATATCTACTACAGTTCATTTAGGTGGTGATCCTTGGCCTATATTTATAGATGGAACAGGGGCTAAAACTGTCATAGATGAGTTTAAAGAAATACACACACCTAATCCTCCAAAAGGCACAAAAGTCTTACTTGAAGTTGGCGATATGCTAGTATATAGTGGATGTGAATTAGAGCATTGGCGAGAGCCATTTGAAGGAAACATATGTGGTCAAGTATTTTTACACTATAATCATGTAAATGGCCCATTTGCTGAAAAAAATAAATTTGATGGAAGACCAATGTTAGGTGTTCCCAAAATAAAATATTAATAATATAATGGTTATTTATGTTACAAAAATTAAGATTTCAACCAGGATTCAACAAACAAGTTACAGCAACTGGTGGCGAAGGCCAATGGGTTAGTGGAGACTATGTTCGTTTTAGATATGGTTCACCTGAAAAAGTAGGTGGTTGGGCTCAATTAGGAGATAATACTCTTACAGGAAGAAACACAGCACTACACCATTTTGTTAATGCTAGTGGTATTAAGTATGCCGCATTAGGTACAAACAGAATGTTATATATATATTCTGGAGGAGCTTTTTATGACATTACTCCTATTAAATCTACAACAACATTAACAAATGCTTTTACAACAACACAAAGCGATGCCACAGTTACAATTACATTTGCATCTGCTCACAATATTAAAAAATACGATATTATTTATTTAGATAACTTTACTGAAATTACTGATTCTGATTTTAGTTCTAATGATTTTGATGATAAAACCTTTATGGTAACATCAATTCCAACTTCTACAACTCTTACTGTTGAAATGAGTTCAGCAGAATCTGGATCAGGAGCAAGTACTTCTGGTGGAATAAGAGTTCAACATTATTATTCAATTGGCCCTGCCGTTGAGGCGTCAGCCGCTGGTTGGGGATTAGGATTATGGGGCGGTACTGTAGCTGGAGAAGTTTTTGATACTTTAGATGGTGCTTTAACAGCTTCTTCATCAAGTATTGTTTTAGATGATTCAACAGGATTTCCTGCATCAGGAACAGTTTTAATAAATGATGAAAGAATTGCTTATACAACAAATACTACTGGTACTGGAACTTTATCAGGTTTAACAAGAGGATCAGATAACACGACAGCAGCTAGTCACTCTGATGCAGCAACAGTAACTGATGCTTCTGAATATACTAAATGGGGTGCATCACAAACAGGTGACATTGTAACAGCTCCAGGACTTTGGTCCTTGGACAATTATGGAAATAAACTTATTGCAACTATCGTTGATGGTGCAACTTTTGAATGGGATTCAAATGCAACAGGTGCAACGTCTACAAGAGCAACAATTATTGCTAATTGTCCTACAGCATCTACTCAAACATTAGTATCTACACCAGATAGACACTTAGTTTGTTTTGGAACAGAAACTACAATTGGTACAACATCAACTCAAGATGATATGTATATTAGATGGTCGGACCAAGAATCAATTGACGCAACAACTTCTTGGGCACCTTCAGCAACTAATACAGCTGGTACACAAAGACTGGCCGATGGAACACGGATCGTGGGAGCTATA